CTAGATAAACAGAAATAATAATTGCAAATATTTTAATAATTTCATCGAAGATAGTAACAAAAGAACCTGTCAAGGTTGGGGTATAAGCTGTTAAAAACAAAATACCCACGCTTACAAAATAAAAAGCGACAAGCAACCCTATCGCACTAAAAACAATAAAGAATTTTTTAGATGAAAAGAAATTAACACGACTTAAATCTTCACGATACTGTATTGGCGTATTTGGCGGAAACTTTCCGCTCTGAAGAAAGGCCGTTGCGCTCTTAACTATATTTGTTATGTTATTCCACATTATAAAAAGAACCAAACTAATGCACTAAAGAATCCAGCGCCACCAATTGGCACAAGTAAATTATATGGCGGGGGTACGAATCCCATAATTTGTAATCCTAATAAAACGCCCCCAGCAGCAGCTATCAAAGCAGCAATCCATTTCAAACGATGATATCGTTTAATCGCATTTGTATATTTTTCAAGCCATTTTTGCGCCTCGGCCTGTTGGACAACACCCCATTCTTTTAAAGTAGAAATATCTTTATTCAATTTATCAATTTGTATAAATCCGTTTTTTACATTAGCATTCGCTTCATTTAAATTTTGCTTTAACTTTGCGTTTTCATTTTTTGCAATTTTTAATTCTGATTGCAATTCCTTAACAACATTTTTAGCATCTTGTATTGGATTTTTAGATTTTTCAACAAGAACTGGAGTTGGCTTTGGAACGGGCGTGGGTTTTGGTCTTGGTTTCCAAAATTGCCCGAAACTTGTTCCAGATAAAACTAATAATATAATTAATGGTAATAATTTTTTCATTTAATTGGGTCCTTTACTGTTTTTGATTCTGATTGTTCTATTTGCTCTAACAATTTTTCTAAACGCTCTGCAAGAGTTAAAGCTTTATCCACTTTTTCACCCACAATGGTATTTGAATCTCCAGCCCTATCCAATTCATCTTTTGTCTTTTCAAGAGATTGAATAACTTCTCCAGTATTAGCAATTGGAGGTGCGGATTTTTTGTGTTCAGGATTTAAACAAATACATCCAGTTAAAAATACGCTGAATATTAATAAGTATCTCATATACATATATACACATATTTTAAATTATCAAATTTATTTTTATAAACATGATCCATATCTATATATTAAAATCAAATCATTATTTGAATTATATAAAGATAAAACATCTCCAACATTATTCCAAATAGAAGAAGCACTCCATAAAAATTGTCTTGTACCAATAGTTGGTGGAGAAGCAATCGGGTAATCAGAGAATATTTGAACAGTTTCTCCAGGATTTAGAAACGTACCGTTTGGAAATATAAAAGTTTGAGTTGATGGTAATTCTGGACAAACAGGCGGTTGAGTTCCATCATGACTTACCATTCTCCAGTTAGAAATATTTAATCGTTGGTTAGTTGTATTCATTAAAGAAACAACTTCTGGAGATGTAAATAAATTTAAGTAATTAATTTGTAATGGAACTACTCCTGAATTAGAAACTATTTGAATATTATTTACAAAAAATCCATATTGTTGTTGTTCTGATAAATTATTAGCTTTTTGCCCGCCAACATAAATGTGTAATTGTTCTATTGGATTACGAATAGGTAATGTAGTACCAAAGAAATAATTAAGTTTATTATATTCTTTTTGTAAAATAAGTACTCCAGTTTGTATTCCCGTATTACCACTTAAAACAGCAGAAATTTCTGTTGTAATTGCTTTTGTATATACGTTACCAGTAGTAGTTATAGAAAAATTTGAACCAGTACGTAAAGATAAATTATCACTCATACCCCCATGTTCAATTCTAAATACACTATCGTTTTGGATACCTGTCATGAATTGTATAGCTCTAAAACCCCCGTTCCAAAAATAATTAGAATCAATAATAATTCTATTACCTGTAGATAATTTTGTTTTTAGTTTAAAGTAGGCATCAATATAATTGTTTGGATTACCGGTACTTGGGCAGAAAAAGAATGATTTGTCACCAATACTTGCACGACCATTTAAGTTGGAATTTTCTATATTTCTAAATGTTCCCGAGCCGCTTAAGAAAAACCAGTTACCGATATTAGCAAGACCAGAACCATTTTGCCAAGTTGGATTTGTATATAATCCGCTATATAACCCTCCATATTCTACTCCGGTTCCTATTAAACTCGAACTCGAACTCGAACTTGAAGAGATTGTTGTTCCAGATACACAAGACAAAGGTATATTAAGTAATTGACCTGGAGCAATACAACTATCAAAGACAACAGTCGGGCTATTACCTGTTTTTATTGTCATAACTATATATGTCACTCCAATGTGGCAATTATTATTTACTGATTTACATTCAAGATTTAAGCTTATAGATTGACCAGTTAAAAGAATTGTACTTAAAGGAATATTAAATTCAAATTGATCGTCTCTGTCATAAGGAGCTGACCCTAAGTTATTTAAATTTATTTGCCTGTTTGCAGTGATGATATTACCGTCACCAAATATTAATCTTGGTAAAAAGTTAGTACGGTCACACACATGACCATTCCAACACTTAGCGTTTAGAATTCCAATTTCTGGGATATTACATCCACGATTATTAAATGTATGACGATAGAATGCATAACCACTAATTGTAAGCCCTGTTAAATTTAAACAATTGACTTCTACACTAGAAGAAGAACTAGATCCGGTTTCTATTTGTGTTAAATACTTACATGAAAAAACTGGACAGCCAACTTGATTAACGCCTTCATATACAATATATTCTTCAGGTAAAGAACATGGGGGTAACGTAACTGGATTACAGTCTGGGGTTGAATCAATATGAACTATAACATTAGAAGGTTTATTATCACCAAATTGATATTGATATTTAATTTCATGAGGAACTCCAGTATCAGATCCACTTGTCCATCCTTGCTCAAAAGGAGGATATAAAAATGTTGGTTTGGCCCATGTGTGGGTAAATAAATCAATTCCCGCGATTAATCCTTGGGATGGATTTATTGGAATATCTAAATTAATTTTTCCAGTTCTTCTATCACCCCATTGTTGAATAATTTTTCCAGTTGGTGACGGATATAGAGCATCTAATCCTCCACTAACAAATTGTAAATACCGAGTATCTAATGCGGAAGAATCTGATCTCCAAAAATTAATTCTTGGCCTATCATTGTAATTAGATAACGGGTCAAAATTTAAAGTAAGAACATTATTAAAATTCCATTCAAGGCTAGCATTAATAATTTGCGTCTTGCCAGCAATAATCCCCGCCTGCGCTGCAAAATTACCAAACATTAGTTTATAAGATCTCCATATAATAGGAAATCATTTGTGTTAATAACTTTTAAAATTGATGCAACCGCATATTTACCACCAGTTTTAGTTGCATTAATTTTATTTCTTAAATTACCAACTGTACCACCACTAAACAAAACAGCGCCATTTCCCATTTGAACAATTGCTACGTTAAAACCATTTTCAAAAACGCCATTTAATGTAGCCGTAACTTGAGTTGCGGAATCAACATATAAAACTTGTCCATTATGGCCCTGCGTAATCTCAAAATTACCAGAAAATGCCGTGGGATTATCAACATTTGTTGTTACAACTTTTTCCCATGTATTAGAACCTTGAAATACATATATATTTTTTTCATCGGTAACATAACAAATTAATCCTACGTATTTATTAGTAATATTGTTCAAGTTATTATATGTACTAACAATCATACGATCATCGATTGGTTTTGTAACAGCTACGGTAAAATCTCCTCCTAATGGTATTGGCATAATATATTTCCTTTATAAATTAAATTGTAAGTTAAATGATGCATTTATATTCCAGGTTAATTTTGATCTATGAACCCTATATATTAAAGTTTTTGTACCTAGGTTAACCGTAACGTTTGGCAATGCTTCAAATTCATTTGTATATTGTTGAAAAGTTACCGTATCAACTATGCTAGTGATAGAACCCCAGTCCTTAATACTATCAGCAGAAACCTCTTGACCTGGATAAACTAAATATAGATATTGATTAACTGGATTATTAAAAGTTGCTACTAAATTCGTAGGCCTTACATTTATTGCATAATTATAAAAATTAGAATGAGTATTTGGTCCAATAATATTTTGTAACCCTGTAATCTGAGCGCTCGTTAAACTTGTATTCGCTGATAACCCAAAATAATATCTTGGCTCAAATCTGATAGCTATGTTACTAGATGCTATATTAGTAGATACCCCGCTTCTTGTTATATAAACTCTCGATAAACAGCTAGAAGTTGTTGTAGCTATAACATTCGGTGATAATGTTGCTGTTTGAGAAATTGTTTGTATACCATTTACGCTAATTGGATCAATACCACCAACTCTTAACAAACCCCTAAATGCAGCAAGACCAGTCACGGTATCATCATTTGAAGTAATCGTAGAGTTGAAATTAATACTAGATAAACTATCTATTCCATATGTATATATACTAAACGGATTTAAACCAATTGTCGTATTTAAGTATGGGAAAAATAAATTTGTCAAAAATCCACTAATTGTAACGCCACCATAATTTGTATCCGCAACTGGAAGTCTTCTTATTGGTCGATTGCCAAAAAATTCATCTAAGGTTTCTCCTTGTAAAACAATACCTGTATTATTTACTGTTGGTCTAGAAATAAAATTTTTATTACCAGTTATTGTTTGATCTCCAGTGGTAAAAACCACATTTGTTAAATTTGGAGTTGATTCGCTCGCCTCTCCTTGTAAAAGGATTCCACTACCATTGACTCTGGGCCGACTAAAAAACGTTACTCCAGTATCTGTAAAATCAATAATTCTTCCTTCAGATCCCCACATCGTCGTTGAAGCAGGCACCCCAGAACCTTTATAAGAAGATCTAAAATAAGGACCTTCTAATGCGAACTCCGAAAAATTTTTAAATTCTAATTTGGATAAACGAGCATCGGAATCGGGTATAATAGCTTCACCACTCACAACAATTAATTTATCATTAATTGATGGGCGGTCATTACTATATAATTTAGTATTACCACTAATAATGGTATCACCTACAAATTTTGTAGAGCCAATAATTTTTAGAAAACTTTCTGGAAATACGTTACCAAGTGTAAATTCATTAGGTGTTAGATCTTTATAGACATTTATAGCCCCCTTTTCAAAGAGATTTGATGCAAAACTCGAAGTTAACCTAGTACCTAATGCAAAAGTATCTCCTTTTCCATTAATAGAGATACCCTCTCCCAAACGTTTGTACCCCCCAGAAGGTTCGGGTATTTGCTGCTTTATAAACCAAGAAAAATCTGTGGATTTTTGCAAAATTAGTGCATACCCATCATCTCCTTGATAATTAGGATAATCAGAAGCGCCAACTAAAACAACAGACGCATCGTTATTACATTTAACTTGCCTTATCAAAGATCTTGGGTATAATCCAAAAACTTGACTTGTATTCACCCATGTATTATTTTTAGAACCTGTATAAAAATACACACATCCCCTACCATCTATTTTATTAGGGTCTGTTATCATTAAGATATTTCCACTGTTATTAATATCTACTCCTACTCCAAATCTAGGATAACCAGCAAAAAAGTAATCTCCATTCTCAAAAACTCCAGAAAATCTTTGTTGTAAAGCCCAATTTGTTGTTGGCGATCCCACGAATGTACACGCAAAACCTCCAGAAATTGTTCGGTCTAAAGACCCTGCCAATATTAAGCTGGCATCATGATTACATGCTAACGAAGCACCAAGACCGCCTATAGGAATATCACCGGTAATAATCTGTTTTAATCTCCATTCTGTATTTTTTGAACCCGTAAAAATATTAATACGCCCATTACCTGCGAACTCAGACCTAGGACTTCCAACGGCTATTACTTCTGCATTATCACTAATGGCAATTGAAGATCCAAATTCTTCATAATTTTCAATTATACCCGTTAAAGTTTGCTTCTTTATCCACCCATTTTGTATAGATCCTGTATAAACATGTACCTCTCCAGGTCTATAAACTATACCATTCGATGTTAAAAAATCATTAGGATTTCCAATAACTAATACGCTATTGTCACGGCTCATTTTAAAAGCTCTACCATATCCAGAAACGGTTGTAACTATTTCTTGTAAAAGTCTCCAAGTATTATTGACTCCAGTTGTAAAAATATAAGTACCACGAGACCAGTTGTCATTATAATTATTACTTCCATAAGTAATTAATATATTTCCATCGTTATTCAAATATAACTGTTCGCCTATAAATTGACCAGAACTACCACTTCCAGTTAAAACAGTTCCAAAGAATGTATTGGTCAATGACCAATTACGATTAGTTAAAGATATTTTTTCGAAAGCGTCTATATTTTTATTAAATACGCTATCGTCTAAAAATGTTTTACTTCCACTTATTAATTGATTGCCGGTTGTGTAAACAATAGTATTAGGCAAAGATGGAATTTCACCTTGTAATAAAACACCAGAAATTCCGACTTTTGGTCTTGTAGAAAATGTTTTTTCGCCACCAATCGTTTGATTGCCAATAGTATAAACACCATTCGTTACAGTTGCGGCATTACCATCTATTGATCCACCAATAATATTCGAAAATGTTTTGGTACCACCAATTGTTTGGTTTCCCGTAGTATAAACAAGAGAGGTTGGTAAAGAAGGAAGATTTGAATTTGTAATTACTTCCGTCCATTTGTTAGTTGGCAAATCTTCTAGATAATATAACTTTTTTGTATCCGACGCATACACTTGCATCCCAGAATATTTTGGGTTAATATTATTTAATTGACTAAACTGGGCAATCACAATTCTACTGTCTAAGGGCAGTGGCGCTCCGAGGTCAAAATTTAATGCTAAGGGTATTCCAGCCATAATTAATTAAAGTTAAAAGTTAAATCAAAGTTATTTACAGTATTTAGATTCAATGTTTCCCATATAATATAATTTTGAGGGGATCCGTCCTGCAATAAAAAGGTAGATTGACGAGAACTCCATCCAGGGAAGTTATTAAAACCTGCTCCATCAATTATACTTACTAAGTTCCAACTTTGTGGAACAACAATATATAATTTTTGGTTATTTGCGGAAAAACGTCTTGTTTTATTTGATTTTGATTCGACCTGTTTGATAAACGAATTTTTAATTGAAGATTCTGTAAGATTTGAAATGCCCGAACCGTAATACATTGGGGCTTCAAATATTATATTTTGAGTAGATGATATAACAGTTGGCGATCCATTATTATTAATTGATAGTAAAACGCCTATAGTCCCATCGGAATTTAAAGATTCTAAAGTTGTGTAATCAAAATTACCAAAAGCAGGATTTGAAATTGTGTTAAAAACTATATTATTTTTAGTAAGACGGAAATTTGAAATACTAGTTTCCTGATTTTGATTAATTGTACCTTTATATCTAATATTTTGCAAACTAACGCCTTTTTCTTGCAATGGATATCCATCTAAAGATATCGAAGCCGAAACAAAAGGAAAGAAATAATTATTCAAAAAAGCTCCTATATCGTCACCGCCAATGAATGATGGTAAACCAGCTCTTGTTACAGTTCTATTTCCACTAAATGAAATTTGAGATGCCGAATGTCCGTGTGCGTATGGAATAGGTTTTCCTATAGTTGGAAAACGTATTTTCCACTCGGGTCCTTTATATACAAATTCAACTCCGTCATTAACTTCTATTAAATTTAAAGTAAAAATATCTACTGGACCGGAATAAGTATTATTTTGAAATAAATTTGTTTTAAAATTTAAAGGTATACTTTGGTTTACCCCACTAATAGATACTATCGAACATAAAATTCTATCACCCGTTTTAACCCCACCACTTGATGGATTAGGTAATAAAATATTGCATTGAATATTTGTTTCGAATGTTAAATCAAAAACAGAATTTCTACCAGTATTGATTTGTAAATTATTTGAATTTCCACCAGAGAAGGTGTGATAAAAATATCTTTCGGAAGAAGATAAATCCTGTGGTAATAAATTAATAATCTCTCCGCTTAGTAAAATACCAGTACCATTAACGGTTGGCCTAGATAAGAAATTCTTAATACCACTAATTAACTGATTACCAGTTTTATAAACTAGTGTTTCTAATCCTATATTAGTTGGATAATATTGCGATAATTTTAACATAATTATTGTAATTTTTTAACGTATAAAGTTGTTGGGGTACTATTCGCGTCTGATGGGTACGCACTATTCGCACTTACATTCAGAAGTATGATAAAATATTCTGGTTGTGTTACATTTGAAATTATCGATTGTCCAAGTATTAGTTGATCAGAAGTCAATGTAGCAGCTTTAAAATCAGATAATAATCTACTAATCGTAAATGGTCCATTAACAGCTGTTGATCTAGCTAATTTTACTAAAACATCAACGTTCCCGTACATATCAAAAAGGTGGACATGTGTTATAAATTCATATACTCCAGGTTCTTTAATATATATTCTGGTAGTATTAGTATTTCCAGGACCAACCAATTCAAATACATTGGTATTCGTATTAAAAAATGTTGTTCCCCATGGGATATTAACATCTGTATTGTTTGTAATATTAAAATACCCATTAAGCCAACCAACGCCGAAAGATGGTAATGTAACGATACCCGTTGCTCCAGTTGCACCATTTATTCCAATTGGGCCAGTTGCTCCAGTTGACCCTGTTTGCCCAATACCAGTTGCGCCGCTTGTTCCAGCTGGTCCCGTTGAACCAGTAGCCCCATTATTTCCAACAGGCCCCGTTGAACCTGTCGCACCTGTCGCCCCTGTCGCCCCACCTGGACTTCCTTGTGGCCCTGTCGCGCCAGTTGCGCCGTTTGCACCATTTGTTCCAGCTGGTCCCGTTGAACCCGTAGCCCCATTATTTCCAACAGGTCCTGTTGAACCTGTCGCGCCACCTGGACTTCCTTGTGGTCCTGTCGCGCCAGTTGCGCCGTTTGCACCATTTGTTCCGGTTGGTCCCGTTGAACCCGTAGCCCCATTATTTCCGGTTGCTCCAGTTGGTCCGTTACTTGGGCCAGTAGCTCCAATTGGTCCCGTCGCGCCGGTGGCTCCATTTGGACCTTGTGGCCCGATAGTTGAAGACATTTGAATAGGTGCTACTGAAGCATATTGTGGTATTAATTGCCATCCACGATCAGGACCAGTAAAAACTAAATTAAAAGCAGATCCTTTTACATCGCATGTTAAATCGAAATTAAAACCTTCTATTTTATAATTGTTTCTCAATATTGATAAATTTTTTTCATCAAAAGTTTCCGAGAAATCAAATATTTCGATATTATCACCAATCGATGGGTCCGAAGGTAATGTAACAAAAAAACTACCAGTAATAGTATTAATAGCATATTTATTACCAGCCGATAATAAAGTAGGTGTTTCTATTAACGTATATGCATTTACTAAATTTTCACCCTTTAAAAAAACACCAGAACCATTTACTGTCGGTCTAATTATAAAATCTTTACCCCCATCTATTGTTTGGTTACCAGTTGTTTTTACAACAGTTGTTCTTAATTCTGATTCTATATTATTAACACGACCAGATAAAGCAACTGTCTGACCAATCTGTGTGAAATAATTCGCACCGTAACCAGATACTAAATCTTCAATATCGGGGTGTAACTGATATTTTCTGATTAAACTCTTAGCCATATTATTCTAATTTACTATGATATAACAAAATTGCAGTTTTATAATCAAGGCCATATTCTTCTGCAATTTTATTAATCTCATCCATATTCGCATTAACTTGAACCGGTTTATTGATGTAATCTTCTATTTTATTTAACCACTCTTTAGGAGGTTCATTGGTTGCGATTGTTTCGGCTACGGTTTGTATAATTTCTTTTTGTTCTTTACTTAATCTCTTACGATTATACTTTTCTTTTAAAGACAATTCTATGCCATCAATAAGACCATCGAATCTAACCAAGTTTTTAGCCACAAGATCTGCATTAATTTGCGCTTTCGGTTCGGAAGCTTTTACAGCTGGAGTCGTTCGTGGAGCTTTTGTTGTTTGCGGGGTACCAGTCCCAGATGGCCTACCAGTCATTTCCTGTTCTTTGCCTTTATTAAGTAATGGTTGATAAAGACCATCTTCTTGTAATTTTTTAAAATCTTTTTGAGATTCTATACTTTCTTCTGGAAGTGGTAAGCGTCCAGTATCAATAGCCGTAATCCCTTCTTCTGGAGTAAGAACCCCAAGCTCAATTAGTCTAGAATAAGTACGTGTTAAATTTGCATCACTTTTGAAATCAGCGTCTTTAAATCTAGGGGTCGGTAAATTTTTAAAACCAAGACTTTTCCCAATTTTTTTAACTTCTGGCATTAAGAATTCGTTTATAAATGTTTCTCTTGCATGTTTTAAACGTGATAAAAATACTTCTATTTTTGTATTTGTATTGGCATATTTTTCTTCTCCAAATAAAACGTTATTAAGACCATAACGAATATCACGGTCTACAACTTCATATTTTTTAGGATCTAAAATATTGCTAATTTCTGGAATTATAAATTTAATATTTGTTGTATAATCAGTAACTAAAATACGACCAACACTTTCATTTTCAAAGATTTTTCTTAATGTTCCGATTTGTTCTTTGGTAGGCATGCCGACTTCATCATTTCCCATTGTAACCAATAAGACTGCTTGCTGTATAGTACGGCTGATTGCCATGTCCATATTTTTAAGTTCTTGCTTCCAGTTAATATCTTCGAGAACTGGGAAGCCCATTGGAACGCTAAATGGTTCATAATCTTGTTTTTTATAAAATACTGAAATGATTTTATCCCCGTTTAACTCAAAAACCATTTGTTGGTTAGGAACGGTCATTGCTGATTTATTTTGAATATCTTTAATATTAACAATTCTTTTCGCAAGTTCTTTATCTTGATCTGTTTCTGGGTTTGTAAGAATCTGCATTTCAAAATCATTTAAAACTTTAATATATTTAGGAGTTAGAAAGGATGTTGACCCAACAGCTTGTATGTCAGCAGGATTTAAAATAATATACCTCACGGGAATTTCTGCCGAGCTATTTTCTGCGCCCATGATTTCCGAAATTACCCTCATATCTTGTTTAGTAAATTCTGCATGTATTTTATATAAGAAAACATTTCCACTACGGAAAAATTCTCTAAAAAACATATCCTGTAATTTCCATAAATTTACCCTTTGAGCCCAAATCTCAAAAAATTTACGAGATTGGTCATTACCGCCAGAAAAATAAATAGGAGAACAACTGAATTCTGTCATTAAATCAATTGTATTTCTAAAAATAGAAAAATTGTAATAAGCTTTTTGGCATAAAATAATAGTATCTCTAACGCTTATATTAGAACCATACTTACCTTTGCCGCCGCCATAAATAAAAGGAATAACCCCGCCCTCAATATTTGCATATTTATCAGTTCTCGAAATAGAGGCGGCCCTATTTCTTCTTACAGATGTATTCATTTCGCCACGACTAGCTTTTACCTCTATAGTGTCTTTTGACTTAATAGATCCTTCAATTACCTGCGGCTCTGGGAATTTAATATTTTTATTATTATTATGCGCCATAAACTATTATAACAGTCTATTACACTAAAATCTGATATTTTATTAGATTAATTCTGCAACAAACTCCGTATTCTTTTTTGCAAAATTTTCTGGAGCCATTATATCAAAATAAGCTTTAACGCCCCAGTTTCCAAGCATAAGAGTTGTATAATTATCTTTTCTAGCCCTGTTTATACTTGTAGATTTTCTTAAATGCGACGGTAAATCAAAACTCTGGGTACCCCTAGATGTTGTGGTTACTTCAACATTGGCGCACTGATCTTTTGTATCTTGAACAATGAAATCTTGCTGCTCTATAAATTCTCTCACAGTTAATTTTTTAGTCTCAAATTCATTATCAGCTTTATCTCCAATACCTCTTGGGTAAATATATTCCATAGGAAGATTCATTGTAAAAATATTTTCTAAGATATCGGGGTGGTTGCTCGCGCGCGAGGCAAACCATATTTTTTTATGATCAATACAGGTTTGTAAATAAGAGTTTGCGCGGCCCAAGAAAAAACTAGTAAAATATTGTTTAATACATATATTACCAAAATCTTTATTATATTGGCGAGCGCAATCTTTCAACATCTTTGTGTAATCCTCATTTTCTTTATCAGAATCAAAATCTACAAACCCAATTTTACGATTCATGTCTTTAAAAAATTGAGAGTTATTAACCGCATCTATAAATGTGTCAGCACCAGCATGGTCGATTACAATCAGGGCGATATTAAAGTTTTTATATAAATAATAGAAATATTTTATATGATCTTGTAAAGATGATCCAGCTGCTTGGTAACCATGAACTAAAACGCCCTGCTTCTTTTCTTCATCAATCTCAATAACACTCATAGCAAAATAGTCAGCCCCTTTCGAAGAAGAAAAATTTGGGTCAATAGATATAATATATTTTTTATCACTATCTCCAATTACTTTAGTGGTTGGGTATTCACCATCTGGGATAGTACAGTCATGCATTTTTTTAGGTGAGAAATAACTATCTCCGCCATCAATAAAACGGGCGCAATATTCACGAAGAAACGAATGATGTGAACTTCCACCACTTTTAGCAACTTGAATCGCACCTTGATCTACCATGTGTTGAGGCAGGGCTTCATAACTTAATTGAGAAATAAAATATGTCCCAGGTAATTCCCCCTCTTTAGACTCTTGTTCTTCTGGGTGCTCTACTAAGTGTGACCATTGTTGATACACACGGAATAGATGTTCGAAAGTATAACTTGCCGAACTTAAACATAACATTTGTGATGTGTTTTCAAATATATGCCTATTATCTGGATGCAATAACCCCTTTTTTATTAGTTCTTCTTCTAATTTTCTAATACGAATACGTTCACCCACATCTCTTGGTGAACTCAAGAATGGAATAAGAACATTATCAATAATATCTGGAGGTAAAAGTAAAAACTCGTCCAAGATAAGTACGTTAGCACGGATACCACGAATTTTTTCTCCAGTTAATGGGATAGCCGTAATACTACCGCCATTAATTTGCCATTCATATTGGTCATTTCGCTTGCTTTTTAAACCGAAACATTGCCGCGCTAAAGCTGCGCCTGGAGACATTAAAAATTTTTCAATTTCATTAAAAACACGACGACTAGTACGAAAGTTAATAGACGCAATAAGTATTTTAGTTCCAGGCTCTAACATGCATTTAAGAATGCAATAGATTGCAGCGCAAAAGCTTTTCGCGCCGCCACGCCCCCAAACTAACATGCAGTAATTTCTATTAAAAAAAGAATTAAGTGTTAATTCTTGATAAGCTTCTAATGTTAAGCCCATTGATAATTCCGTAGTAAAACCAAGATTATATCTTAGAAATTTAGCAAGGCTAACCCTTGCTTCTACGTCGGTTAAATCGCCCTTTAAATCAAGCAATTCTTTATTAACGTTAGCTAATGGTTTAGATTTTTTTTGATTTCCAACTATAAGTGCCATATCGTATCAAAATAATATTGCAAATCAAATTTACAAGCTTCTTCATTCATTGCTAAAAGATGTAGAGTTTTAATTTTAGCATCTTCACGATCATCACAAAAAACAAATTGTAAATTATCATATTGACGTAATAATTTTCTCATATTATGAGCAATAAATTCACCAGAAGCTTTACCGAATTTTTGTTTTTGATACATCATGTTATTAAGTGTTGACTCGACAACAACGACAATGTATCCTTCTAATTTTTTAGCTTTTTGAATTTCACGCTCAAATCTTTCACGCCCACCACTTAATGTTCCATATAAATCACTTAAACTTTTACGCTCAACTGCTAATTTATTATTAGGATGTAGCGAATAATCTCCATACTCTAATTTAGATTCTATTAAAGTATGACCCTCGAAATGAAATGGCTTTTGTTCCCGACTATCTACAATAATTTGTGGAATGGGCGTAAATGAGATCTCTTCTGGAATTTGATAATTAAACCTGGAACGCAATCCATGTTTTTGATACAAATTCTTGTAACCCATTCCAGAAAAAGCTTCCATAGTACTAACGGGTAATAAACAATTAATACTCTGGCACTCAACTTGACCTGGGGCTACATCAATACTTTTTAAGTCACAATATTGCCCTAATTTACTTTTAAAATAATCGGCGCATTCTTCTTGAGAAAGAGTCTTTAACCAGTTTTTATAGTTTTTCTTATCTACAAAATCACAGGTAATATATTGATCAAATGATTTATACTCTAATTTTGTACCATTAAAACGGTCAATACGCTTCCAATAAGTTTCAAAATAAGTCTTACAGGAAAGCTTGTGGTAATATCTTAAATGTTTTTGAAGTTCAGCAAAATAATTAAATTCTTCGCCACAAACTTTACATTTTAAATATATTTTGTTCTTATTCATAATATATTATATTAACTATGAACCATTTCATCTATATCAATTCCACGAATTACCGCTTTTAACTCGTCCATTGATGATAAGCGTTTAGCTTCTTCTTGCAGGTTTTGTTTTTGAGCTTCTGCGAGGTGAATAATACTTTTACGACGTTCTTCGTCTTTCCACGCTTGTACTAAATTAAGAATGCTAGCGTTCTCTTCTTTACGCTCCTGTATTTTTTTAGATCGATCATCTACAAGTGATTTATATAATTTATTTTGTCTATTACGGCATTGGTTGTATTCGGTTTGTAAGCTACTAATTGCCTCATTAAGACTCATTTTAATATTGCGACCATCGTCTTCTTCCGATGCCTGTCTCAATAATTGACGCAAGTCTTCAACCTGTTGTAAAATACTTGAAGCCGTAACTGTCTCAGTGCATAGGGTTATAAATTGATCTAACTCTTCTTGTGTTAAGTCTTCCTTGTCATATGTATAACGAATAAAAGCATCCTCAAATAATTTTCTATCGTCTTCACGACGATAGGTATTAATTTGATAACAGAAACTAAAAGTATTCAAATATCTTTGCAGCATTTCAACCTGTTTAGTCTGAACGGCTTTTAATTTCTTATCCTCCCACCCCAAGTTAAGATATTTATTAACTCGGTATAATGTTTGGTCCATACGGCGCGGCGGAAAGTATTCACCCAGAGAGGTTGGGGTCGTGACTTCGGATTCTTTGGGAACATAAGTCGTCATGTCCAAAAAAGTAGGGTCTGCCTTTTGCAGTTTGTTAACGTATTTGTTAATTTCGCGCGATTCGAGACTCAGATGGGTTAAAGTATTATTTTTAAATAAAATTTTTGCCATATCTAAGTAGTGTTGATTTTTATAATTATTTTTTATAAATTCTTCTTGATCTTTTGTTAATGAAACGCGATCCCTTTGAAAAACTGAACGATTTTTATATTCAATATTATTATCTAATAAATATTGTTTTAAAATCCGCCCCTCTTTACTACGACTATCAATATTTTCATTATTATAAGTGCAAGCAGTAATCTCAGTGAGGGTAGCTTCAGGATTTTTTTGCAAAAATTCTTTTAATCTATTTTGCTGTTCTAATGTAAGAATATCTTCCACTATACAACCTCCTTAACTACTTCGCGTGCTTTTTGTAAAATTTTAGATTTAATTTTTCCAATTTGTCTATAGGCCGGACGACCTTCTTTCAAACTAAGTTTATAACCCATTTTTTTTGCGACATCGGCTTCATCTAAATGTTGTAAAAACATCAAATCATAAACCTTCCATTCAATATTTGTTAAATATTTTTTCATAATTTCATGAAATAAAGGCATTATATTTTGTATATCAATAGCATTTTCTGTATCGTGTAAAACATTCTCCAAAGTCGTTTCTGGGTTATCATGATTTGGACTATGGATACTTAAAGGAAATTTAACATCATACGCAGATTTCTTACTTTTTTCCCACTTCTTATAATCTTTACAAGAATTATTTTGCGAGCCATATACTGAACAACCATAATCCCCAGTATTAAATGGACATTTTAAACAAGGTCTTGAAAAATTAGAATAATGATTTCTTAACATGTTAGTCATCTGATGATTAATGACTTGGTTTAACCAGGGGCGCATTGGGCGAGTTGGATCCCATTTTTCCCATTTTTTGTAAATATGTAGTCTCAGTCTTTGCGCTATATCTTCAAAATCCATCCATGCGATTGCGGTAAGATGCCAACGATGTTTACGTTTCTGGATTTCCGAATCAATAATTTCTATCGACTCTTCGAATGTCGGCCTAGCAATTTTTTTACGAGGCATGGTTTATTTGGATCTTAAAGAGCCAGCTTCGGACTGGAATTCTTGTAAAATTTCTTGTGTTGATTTCGAAGTATTTGATTTTTCAATAGAGGGCTCAATTAATTCTTGTGGATTATCTATTAGGTCGCCAAATGATTCACCTTTATTTTTATAAATATTTAACTTATATTTTGCTTTAACTTGCTTAAAATTAATATGCTCTTCTTGAACGTTTTCGACCTCTTCTTCTCTAACCGAGTTTATATTTCTTTTTAATTTTAATTCATTTAAAAATTTATTTCCTTGTTCTACGGCTTGCGGGGAAGCTAATTTGTTTGCGAACGATTGTCCACAAAAAGCACAAAAGCTTGGTATTTCAAAAGTATACTGTGTGGTTTTACCACATTTTGAGCAAAAATATTTCATACACTAGTATCTTATACGTTTACACAAAAAAATTCTAAAATCTCTTCTATTAACTTTTTATAAAATATATGTGTAAATAACCATTGATGTCGTCTTTAATCAATTCCAAGGTCTTCGGTATCATTAAAGAAGATATCGAATCTCTTGATGGTCGAGTTATATTATTAAAAGGGAACTACTGCGGTGGTAAGAGCAAATGCTCTGGACTTTTTTATATGAGTTCAAATGACAATCCAATTATTAAGGTTGCGAAAGGTAATTTAGCAGAAGATGAATGGTTTGGAGTATTAGTTCATGAGTATTGCCATTTTATACAATGGAGAGATGATACTCGAATATGGAACCGTTTTTGCGATTATGATGTTACGTATTCTGAAATTATATTAAAACCTGAAAAATATAAAAAAGAACTTGCCGTTTTAATGGAATTAGAAATTGATTGTGAAAAATGTGCCACGAGTATTATAAAAAATAATAAGCTATTCGATTATAAAAATTATGTCCAAACCGCAAATGCAATTCTATATAAATATGCAATGTTATATAATTATGGAAAATGGCCCAACGACAATCGAAAATATCAAAAAGTCCAAGAGTTTTGTCCAAAAAGAATTCTAAAATCTTATAAAGAATATTTAAATATTCCCGAACAGGTTTATAATTATTATAAATAATTATTTTTTTGCATTTTCAAACTGCTCGATAATATAAGATAAAATTTCAGATCTTACAATATCTTCTTTACCAAACTCAAAAGTATGAATTCCTCGTTCTTTGGCGCAATCTTTGTCGAATAATTCAAAGACTTTATTAAATCCACTCTGTTTGATGTCTGATTGTTGAGCGTCTCCACAAATAAACAGTGTGGAAAAATTTGCCATACGTGTCATTACCAATAAGAAATCTTCAATACGACAATTTTGCGCCTCGTCCATAATAAAACTAGCGTTTGAAATATTTAAACCTCTTAGAAATCCTAGTGGAATACCAACAACTCTTTCGTCCAACATAAGAGCTTTAACATGCGGAACAGGTAACAACTCGTTTAATTTATCAACTAAAGGTTGTGTGTATGGAGACATTTTTTCTTCAGACGTTCCCTTGATGTAACCAATTCCGTGAACAGAGGCTTCAACTGGAACTCGGCTATAATATATTTCACTAGACTTTTTATCTTTTATTTTTTTTAAGGCGCAATAAACTGCTAAGATCGTTTTCGCTGTACCAGCCACACCTTTTATTATTAAGACTTTAGTATTTTTATCTAAAGCTAGATTTATAAACTCTTTTTGTTTATCTGTCCATGGTAATTCACGAATGCTTAAATCTATGGTTGTTTTTGTTTTTTTCTTCTCCGTGTATGGAGAAACATCACGAGGGTTTTCTTTTTTCTGTTTCATGAAAGAACATATATATTTACACTACATATAATAGAGACACTTTTTATTTTACTTTTTAATTTTTTTTTGAACGTTTATCGTATTAAACAATCTAATATACCACTATGAATATTAATGCAACTTTAGTGCCAAAATCAACTCTTAATTCAACTGGATATAATACATGGGATATCGTCGATCTTGTAGATCGTACATGGCCAAGCTTAACTAGTACTTTTGATCTTGTTACAAGCCCTAAATATAGTTTCTCAAATATGGTGGGATTTAAAGAATCAAATAAAGATTCTTATAATTTAGAAATTGAGCTACCCCGTTTTCGTAAAGAAAATATTAAACTTTCAGCAGAAAATAACGTTTTGCATATTAGTGCTGAACAAGATAATCTTAAGTTCTATCATTCCGTAAGTATCCCGCCAACTTTAGACACTAACACAATTGAAGCTGAACTTGATCATGGTGTACTCAAAATCTTTGCCCAAAAAGCTGAACAAGCTAAAACAAAAAGTATTAAAATTAAATAATTAGCTTATATAATTTTTATATAAAGCGTCTAAATTAGAACCATCTTTTGGCGTATACCAACCTTTTCCGGTATATACCTCAAGAACATCTTGAAAATATTTTTCATACATTAGAGCAACACGTTCGAGTGAAAAGTTTTCGCCCCATTTGCGACAATCAATTGATTTAATTTTATCTATATTCTTGATCGCTTGTACGAAATCGCCCATCGTTCTACAACGATAGCCCGTGATTCCATGTAGATTATTTTCTGCAAAACTACCCCAATCGGTGGTAATAGTCGGCGTACCAGAAAGTAAATTTTCAATTTGTACTCCACCAAATGGTTCTACGTACATGCTAGCAAGGAAACTTGCCTTTGCTTTTTTCATTAAACGTTTTCTAGTTTCTACATCAGCATATCCAATATATTCGACATGATCTGGTAATACATAACCTTCTTCTTTTTGTCCAGCTATAACTAGTTTGACACCAGCAATTTTTGTAGCCTCAATTGCGATGTTAACACCTTTTCCATTATACACCCTGCCTAAATAAAGAAAATAATCTTCTTTCTCGTCGCAGTAATCGAAATCTTCTAAATCAAAATAATTGGGAATAACAACTTCATACCAGTCCTGATTACATTGTCCAACATTTTTTAATCCACAATAGGCATGATAAATTGCATAGGATTCAAAGATTTTCCAACGCGCCCAGTGCCCACCAGCATATCCGATTCCAGGTTCTACAGTGATTAAATCAGGATGCGCGTCACAAATTGGGCGAACCCCTGACCCCCAGAAAGGAAGAATAAAATCATGTTTTTGTTTTCTCTTGCCTACTTCTATAATCGCATTACGGAAAAAAGTTTGGTAGGCATGATCATTAGTGTCAAATTTAAAAAAATTATTTTTCCAATCATGGGACCCGTAACTAATCTCAAAATCACGGTTCGTTAATACTGTAACGTGCTCATCGCAAATAACATCCGAATCTTCGTGGCCATAATGAATGATCGTGTGCCCACGAGCCTTCATCATTTTGCAAAATTTAACTACTTTCTGAGTATAGGCACAAGCATTAAATTCTTTACTAGTAACTGTATGTGGAAGTCCTAATACATGAAATCTCATATTAATAATTATATGAGTATTTGTATTTTATATAAATTAAATTACTGGACCTTCAGAGAAAGTATCTGTGTGGGAATTGTAATATTTTCCAATATATTCTTCAGAGTATTCAATATTTGGAATACACACTTCTCTTACTTCGTAATAGGTTTTTGTAGGGTAATCAAAAGCTTGAACAACCGAATCTGCCTGTTCTACAGTTGAATATCTTAATAACTTATAATTTTTATTTTGATCAAATATACCGTATAATTTCATAATTTTAGTTCCTTAATTTTTTAATAAACATTCTTGTTGGGGTTGAATTTGAATCAGATGGATATGGAGAATTTGCGCTTGGGTTTACAACTAATGCATAATATCCCGCACTAGTTACATTAACAATTATCGAACCATTTATTATTTGATCTGCTGTCAACTCAGCTGCTTTAAAATCACTTAATAGCGAAACTAAAGATAAAGACCCATTACTAGTTTCAGCGCGCATAAGTTTAACTACTACGTCTACGTTTCCATACATATCAAATAAATGTACCTGAGATATAAATTCATAATAACCAGCAGATTGAACAAATATACGGGCATCCGCACCACCACTGTTAGTTAGTGAGAATGTGCCAGAATCACTATTAAATATTTCCGTATTAAATCTTATTACATTATCTGTACTGTTCGATAAATTAGCATACCCAGTCGTCCAACTATAACCCCCAACAGCTAACACGCTACCAGCAGTTCCAGAGGTACCAGTTGCCCCAGTTGCCCCATTACTTCCCGCGGTTCCTGTCGCACCAGTTGCGCCATTACTTCCTGCGGTTCCTGTCGCACCAGTTGCGCCATTACTTCCTGCGGTTCCTGTCGCACCAGTTGCGCCATTACTTCCTGCGGTTCCTGTCGCTCCAGCTGGCCCAGGAGCGCCAGATAAACTAATACTCCAAGAAGTATAAGGACCACCAGATCCCGTTACCGATGTTACGTTAACTACTAAAGTAGATCCAGAATAACTTGTAACAGAACCTTCCATTTTATTGGAAGCATTGTGGGCTACAATTACTTGTTGTCCTATACTAAGAGCTAATCCCGTCTCAACTGTAAATGTTTTGGAACCTGTTCCAATTGATTCGCTTGTTGTGGAAGTCGTTGTGTATTTATCTCCAGCGAAACCTGTCGCACCAGTAGCGCCAACCCCAGTTGCGCCTGTTGCTCCTTGTGGTCCAGTTGCTCCTGAACTAATAAAAGCTAAGATGACTGCGTGATTATTTGAGAAAGAAGTTGTTGATGTAGATAAAGTAACAGGAACAGTAACAGATCCACTATTTATAGTAATCGCAGATGAAACTATCCATCTTTGATAATTATTTGATTCATTTTTATCTTGAATAATAATAACATCATTTGGTTTAAATAATGCAAGGAAAATATCTACGTCCACATTTGCACTTGTCAAATGACTTATATATAAATTAGTTGAACTTGTTTGATTTGCATTATTCCATCTAACTTCTCCATTACTTGGGGGTGTAGATTGAGTATTCGTACGAGCTTGATATTCATAATAAGAAGCTGATTGTCCTGTTGGGCCTGTTGCGCCTGTCGTACCAGTTAGACCTGTCGCTCCAGTCGCCCCCTGTTCGCCAGTGTTACCAGTCGCGCCTTGTCCGCCAGTGTTACCAGTCGCGCCTTGTTCGCCAGTGTTACCAGTCGCCCCAGTCGCCCCCTGTCCGCCAGTGTTACCAGTCGCCCCAGTTGCGCCTGCGCCAGTAGCACCTTGTAGTCCAGTCGCTCCTACTGGCCCTGTTTGTAATGGATAAATTTCTGATAGTAATGCCATATGTTTATTTACACTTTCGTTATGCTAATTTCGTAATTATAATTTCTGATGGGGCGTTATCTGTATTGGATGGAAATGGTCTATCTCCTGGATTGTTATGTGCTAATGTTACATAAAAATATGTATTATTATTCGGAACATTAATTACCGTTGTTCCATAAACAATTCCGTCATCGGACACAGAGGCTCCAGGTCTAACGTCAGATAAAGCCCTAACTAAAGATCCTGCCCCAACCCCCGTTAAATTAGAATCTCCAGAATATAATCTAACAATATAATTGAAATTATCTTCAAGATCATATATATGTAAATTAGATTCAAATTTATAATATCCTGGTTTTTTAATATTAATACAGCTACCACTTAAAGAAGGGTGTACGTTTATATTCGGATTTGCGAGTGCAAACGTTTCGTTATCAGTGTTAAATCTTACTGTGTTATATGGAACCCTATGATCTGAGGTAAAATTAGATCCACCTGGAGAATTTCCAGGAATATAAGGAGGTTCCCAACTTGCTGCAAACATTTTAATTGTTGGAGTAGTTAAACCCGCGTATGGAACAAATTTCCAACCAATAGTTGCATCAGTATAAATAAGTGAAAATGTTCCTGATACATCGCAAACTAAATCTTCTGCTACGCTATTTATATTACTACCATTTCTAGCAATAGTTAAATTATTACCACCACCTTTATTTAATGTTATGTTAATAAATGACCCTACGCTTGGATTCGAAGGTAGTGTAGCAGTAAGGGCTCCAGATGTAGTATTAAATATATAACCATCATTAGAAGTTAACGTTTGACTTGTTGTAATTTCAGTATAGTTAAAATCTGATCCACTGGCACCAGCTACGCCCGAAGGTCCGATTGGGCCTGTCGCGCCTGTAGAACCATTCGCTCCAGCCACGCCAGAAGGTCCGACTTGACCTGTTGCGCCTTGAATTCCAGCCACGCCCGAAGGTCCGATTGGGCCTGTCGCGCCTGTGGCTCCGTTAACTCCAGCTACGCCAGAAGGTCCAACTTGACCTGTTGCACCTTGAACTCCAGCCACGCCAGAAGGTCCGACTTGACCTGTTGCGCCTTGAATTCCAGCGATGCCCGAAGGTCCGATTGGGCCTGTCGCGCCTGTAGAACCATTCGCTCCATCTACGCCAGAAGGTCCGATTGGGCCTGTCGCGCCTGTAGAACCATTCGCTCCAGCCACGCCAGAAGGTCC